GGTAAAGTAAGTTGACTCAGATTATCATCAACTCTTGGGTCTGTCCCACCAATATCACTGGTATAAAGACTCTTATTTCCAAAATCGGTTGCACGCGAATTGAAAGGTATAAGAGCACAATTATATTCAGCTAAATTGTTGAGAGACCCCAATTTTGGTTGTATAGCACAACTAAATCGGCCACGAGCACTACTTGTAGAGAAATCAGCATAAAGTGAAAATGTGCGGATGCTTCGATATAACGCAGTACGAGCTTGTGTGGAATCAGGTAATCCGATAACTGGATTATCCATAGGATCAAGGACCATAGAGAGATATTCAGAATACACAGGGTTAGCTTTATTGAATATCTCTTGTAATTGGGCTGTTGATTTATTTGACAGTTGACTTGGGGTGCTCAACTGCCTTTGTTTTCTTGCTTTGGTCGCAATCTTGTTTTTGAGATTTGTAGGTCTGTTTGACAGATTGCTTGGTGTTACGATTGGAGGGTTTGACATTTCTTGTCGGCTTGGTATCTATATTTTTATTTTGGTGGTTAACCCGACCACGGCAGGGAGCTTGGCTCATGATTTTCTTCGGGTCCGTCATTTTAACTGGGTGTTCCCACTTGCACTTTTCATAAGAACATTTACCTTTTAAATATTGTACACACACTCCTTTAGGTACTTCATGAATAAACTTACACTTTTTATTAGAGCATCTTCGCAATTTTGGACAGTAAGGAAGTTGAGGTTCATCAACTTTGACTTTAGGCTGTTCAATGTCTTTGACATTTGATGGTGTAATCTCACCTAAAGTTTGATAATCAATTTCAAGTGCGGCTGGAGAAGAAACATCCAACCCCTTGATAGCTTCAATAAAGAACAAAGATTTCTCATTGGGCTTCCATTTTGCAATGTAATCACTTAAGTCATTTACAGACATCTCTAACTGGTGGGCTAGGTATTCATAGGACTGGTCAGATACAGGATAAAGGGGTTCTTTAAATTTATCTAAAAACT